CTATTTAAGAGTTAGAAGAAGCGGTGCCGACGACAGAGCATCGCCGATCTGACGGATCGCGATCAGGCTGCCGGGTGCCAGCGCGGCCGCATCCGCCGCCGTCAGGCGCAGCGTCGGAACCTCCAGGTCCCACGGCCCGATCCCAGCCACCGCCGGCTCGATTGAAGCGCGATACAACTCGCGAGTCTCGCCGAGCGGCAGGTCGACATGGTCGCGCCAGCCGCCATCGGCCCGGCTCCGCCGCGCCCAGCCGATGACCAGTCCGCCTTCCCCATCGGGCCGGACCCGGCCATGCACTGGCGCAAGCGGGCGCAGTGCGCGCAGGCCCGCCGGGACGGGCAGGTCGGAAAGGCTCGTGTCGTTCCACGCCGCCCATTGCAGGCGCGCGCCGCCGCCCGCCACCCACTCGCCATGGTCGGCCGGGATCGGCAGCAGCGCGGGATCGTCGAGCAGCAGGAAGGGCGTTCCCGCCGCATGCGCCACCGCGCTTTCGGTGCCCGCGCGGCCGCGCAGCATCCGCGTCAGCCGCCATCGCCCCGGCGCCAGCAACTCGGCACCGCCGAACTGCACCAACTCGTCGCCGATCATCGCGCGATTCGCCCCGCCGAGCATCAGCGCGTCGCTCACCGCCTCCAGTTCCATCGCCGGATCGATCAGCGCGACGATCGCCGCGCCCGCATCGTCGAACAGCAGCGCGCCGCCCGGCGCCAGCGGCTCCGCCAGCACGCCCAGCGCTGCCGCCGGGCGCAGCGTGCCCAGCGGCATCGGCGCGGCATCGGGCATCGGCACGAACCAGGTGTCGGCACCGCGCCACCCCGCATTGCTTCCTGCGCCCGCGATCACGACCTGCGGCGCGGTCGCCGCCGCCGGGCCCAGATTCGGCAGGTCGAAGGCGCGGACCAGCGCCGTCGCTTCCGGCCAGTCGGGTGCGCGCACCGGCGCGCCGGAATCGGCGGGCAGCATGTCGAGGTCGAGCGGCTGGTGCCGCCGCAGTTCGACTTCGACCTGCGTATCGCGAACCGTCCGCGCGGCAATCCGCCATCGGCTGCCGTCGCCCGCGATCGCCACCGCCCCCACCGGCAGCGCGAGCGCCGCCAGGTCCATCCGCCAGACACAGCTTTCGCGCCCGTCCGCCGCCGCGGCAGCCAGCCGCTGCGCCAGCGCCCGTGCCGCCGCGGCGGACAGGACGGCGGGCAGATCGATCCGCTGCTCCGCCGCGCCGCCGCCCGCCACCGGACCGGTCTGCTGGCCGAGCTGATAGTCGCGCTCGCGATCATAATGGCGCAGGCGGATGCTTCCCGGCACATCGGCCAGCGGCGCGCGGCGGCGCTCGACCCGGTCGCGTGCCGCCTCTTCGCGGCGCGCTTCGCGGAAATCGGCCAGCGGCACCGGCGCGCGCGCGCCGTCCGCGGGCGCCAGCCGCCAGCCGCCGGGGTCGCTGGCCAGCCGCACCGCATCGGCATCGAACAAGGGCGCCAGCGCCTCGCGCAACCGGTCGCCGGACGCCGCATAGCCCACGAAGCGCGTCCCGCCCAGGCAGCGCCCCGCTTCGCCGAACAGCGTATCGCCGACCAGCCCGGCGTCGATGGCCCCGACATCGGCCTCGACCTCGAAGGTCAGCGACGGGATGCGATTGCCGAAGGCGCCGAGTTCCAGCTCCTCGAACACGGCATAGGCGATGCCGCGAAAGCCGCTGACCGAAGCCGGACCGAGCGCCGAGGCGATCAGCGGATCGGCGGGCTGGTCCTCGCCGCCGTCATACCAGCGAAAGGTGCAGCGCTGCTGAAAGCCGCCGCTCGCCCCGCGCAGCAGATTACCGTCGGCCCAGATGCGCCGGATGGCGCGGATCGGCCGCGACGACAGCGCCACCGCCAGCGACACGGCATAGCTATATTCGGTGACCGACGCCCGCCCCTTGCCGCCGCCGCGCTTGCTGCGCCGCTCGATCAGGTCGGTCGCCCAGATCACGCTGCCCGCGACGCGCATCGTCCCGAACAGCTGCGGTATCTGCTGGCCATAGGTCGATGCCTGCACCTTCAGGTCGGCGAGGCGTGGCCCCTCGCGGCCCTTGGGGCGAAAGATCGCCGCGTCGGCCTGCTGCCCGATCGCCGCGCCGATCGCGGCGCCGACCGGGCCGCCCACGATCCCGCCGACCACCGTCAGCACCAGCGTTGCCATGTCCGTCCCTCCTCAATCCAGCCGCCATCGCGACGCCGTCCGCGCCGCATCGTCCAGCGGCGTCTCGACCACACGCCGCAGCCCGGCATGCGCGTGAACCATCGTTTCGCCGCCCAGCAGCCCCAGATGAAATTGCTGCGCGGGCAGCGCGATCACCGCGACATCGCCCATCGCGACGCGGCCTTCATCGCGCGCGAACCCCGCCGCCCGCAGCGCCGCGACGATCCGCGCATCGCTCCACCCGCGCAGCGGATAGGCGCGCGGCCGCGGCAGCCGCCGCCCCGCCGCGGCATAGGCCGCCCATACCAGCCCGACGCAGTCGAGCCCGGTCGCGGGGTCGCACCCCTGCGGCCGGAACCGCGCGCCGATCATCCCCCGCGCCGCCGCAAGGGCGCGCGCGCCGATCTCATCCACCGGGGTATCGCGTCATCAGGTCGTTGCCCGGCAGATGCGCCTCGCCGCGAAAGTTGACTGCATTGGCAAAGCGGTCGCGGCAGGTCGAAAGCTGCTTGTCGCACCCTTCGGTCAGCCGCACCCGCACCGGCAGGTCCAGAGGCACGCCCGGCGTTTCCGCCAGCATCAGCACCGCGCCGTCGGCCGCGATCACCGGGCTCGCCAGCCCGCAGGCCGCCCCTTCCATCCAGACGAGTTCGCCAAAGGCCATCGCCCCGCCCCCCACCGCCGCATCGAGCGTCACCGACCGCCCGGCGACAGCGACGACGCGGCGCCGGTGCGTCCGCGGCGCCAAATCGACCCGGCACGCCCGGTCGCCGAGCGACGCGCGGCACGAAGGAGAGGTCGCGGGGCACGCCGGCCGGTCGAGCAGCCGGGTCACCCCCTGCAACTCGGCCGAAAAGGCGGCGCCGCGCCGCTCGATCGCACCCAGCATCCCGCGCGCCACCGTCACCGGCGCCACCTCGGGATGCTCCCAGTCGGTCACGAACAGCCCCAACGCCGCGCCGTCCCAGCGCCCGGTGTCGAGGTCGTCCGCCGCGATCGCGTCGCTCGCCACCGCGCCTTGCAGGTCGAGCGTCTCGGCATCGAGGCTGTCGCGCGTCTCGATCGCTGACGGTTTCATTCCCGGCGCGGCCCGATAGAGCAGCCCGCCGACGAACAGGTCGCGGTCGTGCGAGGTCAGCCCGATCGTCACCCCGTCGCGTCGCGACAGGCGCCAGCACCAGGCGAGCGTCGCGACTTCGGCGCGCAGCCACGCGGGCGCCCCCGTCATCGCGCCGAAATCATCGTCCGCGCTCACCATCGCACTCACCATGGCGCACGCACCTCGATCAGCGGCACGCTCGCCACTTCACCCGCAAGGAAAGTCGCGCGGCTGACCTCCAGCCGATCCTCGGCAAAGCGCACCGGCACGTCGAACAGAAAGCCCGCGCGCACCGCCGCGCCATCCGCCGGCGCGACATCGAACGCGACCTCGCCATCGCCCGTCAAGGTAAAGGCTGCCGTCTCGACCCCGCCCACCGACGCGCGGACGCTGCCCGCGACCGGCAGCCGGATCGCGCGCGCTTGCGCCGCCTCGCCACTGCCATAGCGCTTGACGAGCGCGAACTGCCGCCGCGCCCCGTCGCCGATGCCCAGCCATTGGTCGGCAAAGCCCGGCGGCCCGCCGTCCGCCGCCGAGCTGTGATCGAACGGATCGCGGAAACGAAAGCCGCGCGCCGCGCCGCGCCGGGCGCGGAAGAAATCGGCGAGCCGCCGCACATCCGCCTCCGACCGGATTCCCGGCCCCGCGTCGTAGCGCATCCGCGCATCGGCCCATTCGCTCGCGCGCTGCTCGTGCCCGGAGGGCGAAGCGACGATCTGGGTGGAGAATTCGGTCGCGACCATCGCCTCGCGCCCGATCGCGAGCGGAAAATCCACCGCGTCGAAAGCCTGCATCTCTTCCTCCCCGTCAAAGGCCACGAAACCGTCGCGCGCGGCCTGCGGCAGCGCCCAGACGAAGGCGCGCGTCACCCCGGCGCGGCGCGCCCGCGCCGCCGCCTCGGCGATCGCGCGCCATTGCCCGCGATCCTCGCCGCGCAGCACGAAGCCCGCGAAATAATGCTGATCCGCGACGGGATAGCCGAGCCGCGCGACCATCGCGGCGCGCGCCGCATCGGTCTCGGCCCCGCGCCCGCCCGTCACCCAGTCGTAATCCTCGAGTTGCAGCACGTCGAACGCCGGCGCCGCCCAGCCCATGGGTACATTGGCGCGCCGCAATTCGGGCGCCGCCGGGTCGAGTACCGTCGGCAGATAGACGAGCAGATGGCTCGTGAAGGGCGCCGCCCCCGCCTCGTCGCGCGCCGCCGCGACGAGCGCGGCGGTCGATCCCGCCAATATCGCGCCCAGCGCGTCGAGCATCGCGCGCTGCCCGCTGTCCAGCGCGCCGCGCACATCGGGAATCGCGACGCTCGCCGCGCCCAGCATCGCCGTCGTCGCGGCATCATAGGCGCAGAGCCGCCCGTCCGCCGCGACCCACCACCACGGCTCGCCGACCTGGAACTTCACCGGCAGGCCCGCGTCGCGCCCGATCGCCGCGAACGCCCGCGCGACGAGTTGCAGCCACCCCATCGCCTCGGTATGCGCGGGCGACAGCAGGGTCGACGGCGGCTCCCACCCGGTCAGCGCCGGCGCGCCGTCGGCGTCGCGCTGCTTCCAGCCCTCGGGGCAATAGGCGTCGAACAATTCGTAGGAGAGCGACCAGACCAGCCCCAGCCCCGCGCCCGCACAGGCGCTCGCCAGCGCCCGGTGCCACGCCGCGGCGGGCGCGTTCAGCACCCCGCCCGCCGCCTGCACGCGATAGCCGCCGCCCTCGGCCGCCAGCCGCATATAATGGCTCATCCCGACATAATGGACGACGTCGCCGCGATAGCCGAGCTGCTCCACCTGCCGCACCACCCGCGCCGGGGTCAGGTGATAGCAGTCGTCATAGCCGTTCGCGATCCCCAGCCGCTGTTCGGGCAGCACCGCGTCGCCGATCGCCAGCACCGACCCCGATCCCGAACAGGCGATGTCGCTCACCTCGACCCAGCCCTGCGCCGGCGCCGCAAGCGCGCCCGCGCCGCCGTCATAGCCCGGCGCGACCAGCGAGACGAACAATCGGTCGACGTCGCCCGCCCACACCGGGTCGCTTTCCCCCGGCAACAGAAAGCCGCCGGTCAGCGCGTCGAAATCGAGCGTCACCACCGCATCCTCGGCGCTGCCCTCGGCATAGTTCCACAGCCGCACATACCAGGCGCGCGGGTTGCCCGCCGCGTCACGCCCCTCGATCGTCAGCGTCGGCCCGTGCAGCGCGTCGAGCGGCTTCACCCCACCCGATCGCCAGCGGAACCGCAGCCGCACGTGCCGGAAATCGCGCCGCGTCTCATAGGCGAGCAGCGGGTGGTCCCAGCGGTCTTCCGCCTCCCAGATCAGCCCGGCCAGGTCCGCCTTGTCGTAAAAGACCGCCTCGACGCGCAGCGCCGTCGGCGCGGTCGTCACCACGCTCGCCATCATCGGCCGCGCGAAATCGACGGTCCAGAATCGCGGGTCGAAACGCTTGATCCAGCCCCTGCGGTGATGCGGCTCGGCCGCGACGAGCGCCCAGCCCATCAGCCTTCGCCTTCCGCCACCGCGCGCCGCACCGCGCGCGCCAGCTGCCGCCCGGTCTGCGCTAGCCGCCCCGGCTCGCTCCCCGCCGCTCCGCGCACGTTCACCGTGATCGCGATATTGCGCACCGCCGCGCCCGCCGCGGGCTCGATGCGCCCGCTCGCGCCCGGCACGAACAGCTCCGGCCCACGCTCGCCGACGCGATAGGCACGCCCCGCGCTCACCGGTCCGCCGGTCGCGCGGCCCGGCGCGCCGAGCAGCCCGAGCGCCAGGCTCTGCCCGACCGCGAGCAGCCCCCCGCCGCCGCGCGCCGCGCCCAGCACCGTGCCGACCCCGCCCGACACCGCCGCGCGCGCGATGTCGGCCATCACCGATAGCGCCAGCCGCTTCAGATCCTCGAACCCCAGCTTGCCCGACACCACCGCCCGGCCCAGCGCGCGCTCGATCCCGCGCGCGCCCGCATCGGCGGCATCGGCCAGCGGCGCGCCCAGTTCGGCGCGCAGCGCCGCCATGTCGCGGCGAAAGGCGCCGGTGTCGGCGCGCACCGCGACGACCATCTCATCGATCTCGTCATCCATCGGGATATTGCTCCATCATCGCCGCCAGCGCCGCGCGATCGACGCCGTCCGCGCCATCGTCTGTCGCCCAGCCCGCCAGCACCGCCGCCACATCGGCCGGCGTCGCCGCCCAGAACTCCCCCGGCCGCCACCCGCTCAGCCGCGCCATCACACCCGACAATCGCATCGCGCCCTCACCGAAACGCCCCTCCCGCTCGCGGGAGGGGCAGCGAGGCTTGGCGGCTTGCCGGCCAGCCGTAGCGGGGTGGGCAGCCTTCTCCGTCACCGATCACCGCCCCTGCAAGATCTGCCCCAGCAGCATCCGCAGCGCGGGCGTCACCGCCGCCAGCCCCTGCGCGACCACCGCTTCGCCGACCGTCTCGCGCGTCAGCTCCGCCGGCCGGTCGCGCACGCAATGCCAGAACAGCCCGGCCAGCTCGCCCAGCGCCAGCCGCCCGTCGGCGGCGCGCTCGACCAGCGCGAACAGCGGCCCCAGCTCGGCCTCCGCCGCAACCAGCGCGCCGAAGCTCGGGCGCAGCACATGCGCGGTGCCGCCGATCCGCAGCACCGCCTCGCCGCGCAGCGGGTTCGCGACCGCGCTCACAGGCTGACCACCGCGCCGCTCGACTCGAGCGCCAGCACATATTGGCGCTCGCCATTGTAATCGCCGGCATAATCGAGCCGCGTCACCAGGAAGCGCCCGCGCAGCCGCTCGCCGCTTTCGAAGCTCAGCTCATAATCGTCGATCGTGCCCGCCAGCGCATGGCCGCGCAGCCGCACCTCGGCCGCCGACCCGGTGAACAGGCCCGCCGCGCTCACCGAAACCGACCGTACCCCCGCGCCCGACAGCAACTCGCGCCAGCCGCCCGAATCCTTGGTCGTGACGTTCACCGCCTCGCCGTTCACCGACAATTGCGTCGTGCGCAGCCCGGCGACGGTGCCGAAGGCGGGCGGCGTCGCGCCATCGCCGACCTTCAGCAGAAAAGCGCTCCCATTTTCGATCCCCATGGTTTAATTCTCCTTCGCAAATCATCTGCAAACGGGGAGTCGCAGGATGTTGATCACAAGCTTGCTCCTGGCCTTGGCGGCACCATCGCCCACCGCCGCGGTCGACACGTCGCGCGCCGCCTTCACCAAATGCCTGCGCGACCACCTCAAGAAGTCGCTCGAGGGCAAGATGGGCGACGCCGAATATGAAATGGCGATCAAGGGTGCCTGCACCGCGGAGCGCACCGCCTTTCGTCAGGCGGTGATCGCGCTCGACCGCGCGAGCGGCGATTCGGAGGCCGACGCCACCGAGAATGCCGACATGCAGATCGACGATTATCACGTGAACTTCATCGAGAAGTTCAAGGATTATTCCTCGACCAACACCCTCCCCGGCGATTCCTGATCGCCCCTGTCCCGGTCGTCCCTGAGCGAAGCGTTCCCGTGTCCCCGCAAAGGCGGGGACCCAGAGCGGCATGACGCCGAAGCGGGTCACGCCTCCTCCCGCACCCCCGCCAGGCACCGGCACCGCACGACCAGATCGTGCCGCCAGCCGCCCTCGCGCCGGAACGCCAGCCGGCTGCGCAGCGCCCTGACCGCGACGACCGTCCAGCCGCCCGCCGGGCCGCGCAGCGCGCCCGCCGCCGCCTCCATCCGCGCCGCCGCCCCGCCCGCGTCGGCCGGCAACCCGGCACCGGTCAGGCTCAGCGTCAGCCGCACCTCGCACCCGGGCCGGTCCTTCGTCCCCCAGTCTCGGCCCTCGGCAGCGCCGACCGAGACATAGGGCGCGCTCGCGCGCGGCGGCACGCCGTCGAACACGCCGTGCACCAGCCCGGCCAGCGCGTCGTCCGCGCCCAGCACCGTCAGCGCCTTCGCGCGCACCGCCTGTTCCGCGCCCGTCATCATGCGCCTCCCAGCGTGCGCCGCCGCCACGGCTGCCACAGCGCCGCGATCATCGCCGGCGGCGTCTCGTCCGCACCGTCGCGCGCGGCGTGGAGGTGCTGGATCATGCGCAGCAGGCCCTGGCGGATCGCCTCGGGCACCGCATTGGGGCCCGCGGCCATGCCGGCGCGGAACGCAATGCGCGCATATCCGGCATCGCCGGCGGCGTGGATCGCCACCCGTGCCGACCCGTCGCGCGCGATCGTCACGCGGTAGCGGTCGGCGCCCAGCACCGTTTCCGCGCCATCGGGCCGCAGCAGCGTCACCGCATCGACAGCGACGACCGGCCGCGCGGCAAGCCGCAGGGCGCCGCCGCGCAGGACAAGGCTTTCCTCGCCCGCGCGCACGATCAGCCACTGGCCGACAAAGGCCTCGCAGATGCTCGCCGCGGCACGGACCAGCCCGGCGACGACCGCATCGTCGATCGTCGCCCCCATCCGCAGCCAGCCGCGCGCCTCGTCCAGGCTCACCGGGACCTCGCCCGGCAACAGGCTCTCCACCATCATCGTTCCTCCACCCGCACCGCCATCGACCGCTCCTCGACCTGGCCATCGGTCATCGTCACCCGGTTGGTGACGCGATAGACGCGCCCGGCGATCCCGCCCGCCAGCGTCACGGTCGCGCGCGCCAGGCCGTGCGTCATCGCCGCCACCGCGACCCCCTCGGACTCGTCGGGCCACACCGTCCAGTCGCTCGCCGCCACCGCCTGCCCGGCGGGACAGGCCGCCGCCCAGTCGAATTCGAAGTCGATCCGCGTCCCCGGATCCTTCACCATCATCGCCATCGTCGATCCTTTCCGGTCAGCGTCCGGCCACCGCGATCCGGCGCGCCGGATCGGGCGCCAGGCGAACGCGCGCGCGCGGCGGCGCCGCCCGGTCGGGACCGCGCCACTCGATCGCGAGGACGCGGCCGCTGGCGTCGCCGATCGCACGCGAACCCAGCGCCGCGCCGCCGGTCATGCCGCCGCCTCCAGCGCCGCGAGCCGCGCCTCCTGCGCCGCGATCAGGAACAGCGCGAGCTGGTCGGGGCGGATGCCGAACCGCTCGCCCGCCGCGCGGACGATCCGTCCCTCGGCGTCGCGCTCCTCCGCCCAGCGGTCCCAGCACAGAAAGGCATGGCGGCTGGTCGGATCGGCCCCGATGCCGACCGGATCGGCCAGCCCTTCGTCGGCCATGATCGCCCACACCGCCTGCGCCCGCACCCCGAAATGCAGCCGCGCGCCGTCCTCGCCCTTTTCGGCGACCGCGTCGTTCCATTGATAAAATCCGAGTTCGGCCGCGATGCGCTTCGCCGCCGCCATCTCGGCCGGGGACGGCGCGCCGCGCCAGGTCTTGTCCCGCGCATCCGACGTGTTGATGGCGCCGGTCCCGGCATAGACGACGGACCAGCGGTGGGCAGCAGCCCCCAGCGGTTGGCCATTGTCCGCGCCGGGGGACACGATGCCGCTCTGAAGGACGCGGAGATGCACATTGCCCCCGGTGACGATCCACGCGCCGCCATGGCCCGCCAGGATAGCGTGGGGGTTGCTCTCGCTGGCGGGTTTTGCCCATTTCAGGCCATAGACAGGGACTCTCACGCCGTCGATGGTCGCCGGATAGAACTCCGAATATCCCAGCAGGGCGCCCGCTGTATCGGTTGACATGGGGAGCAATATGTTGCCGTTTGCAATCGTCAATTTTTCGGCTGGCGCGTCCGTTCCGATACCGAGGCTACCTGCGGCGGTCAGCCGCATCCTTTCGCTCGTGTCCGTGATGAAGCGGATGCTCCCGCCCCACCCGGGCGAACGTCCGACCGAGATGTTCAGCTCGCCCGTCGATCCGCGAGCGGTGAACGACGCATCGTGCGCGCCGTTGGTGACGATCTCGATCCCGCCCATCTGCTCCGAAGCGGCGGGCGCGATCCGCATCCTCGGCGATCCGCCGGCCAGTTCCAGCAGTTGTGCCGGACTGGCGGCGCCGATGCCGACACGGCCGTCCGCGCCGCGCCGGACGAGCGCGGCGAGCGGCAGGTTCACCCACCCCGCGCCGCGCCGCACGGTCAGCAGGTCGTCATCCGCGCCGGTCGCCGCCGCGGGGTGCGCCGTCGACAGCGGCTGCTTCGCGGCGATCGCGGCGGCCAGGGCGTCGTCGGCCGCATCCAGCGCCGCGACCGCCGTGTCGTGCGCCGCGAACCAGCCGGCGCCGACGGTCAGCGCCAATGTCTTCAGTCCCGGCGCGAAATCGACGCGGCCGCCCCCGTCCGAAGAAGCGGCGACCGCCTCGCGCACCAGCCGGCCGGCGGTGTCGAGGCGGCCGGTGCCGACCTCCCACTCGCCGGACTGCGCGATGCCCGCGATGGCATAGTGGAACTCGGTATCGGCGGGCACCGCGTCCGCGAAGCGGCGGTGTCCGGGCACCGCGCCGGTCGGCGTCAGCGGGCCGGTGCCGCCCTCGTGGCACAGCTCGCGCACCAGGTCGGCGAAAAAGGGGGTCGGCATGGCAGCGCCATCCTTTCCATTCTGGGAAGATGTCAGGTTGCGCCCGGCCCCGCCCCGAAAGGGTTGGAGGGCAGGAACCGGGCGCCCCTCGCGCGCGCGCCGATCAGCTCGCGGCGAATTTCATCAGCTTGATGGCGTTCGAATCGATGATCGCGCCGCCGACCCGCTTGGTTGCATAGAAATGCACGAAGGGCTTGTTGCTGAAGGGATCGCGCAGGATATGCGTCTCGCCACGGTCGGCGATCAGATAGCCGGCGCGGAAATTGCCGAAGGCGATCGACAGGCTGTTCGCCGCGACGTCGGGCATGTCCTCGGCCTCGACGACCGGATAGCCGAGCAGGCTCGCCGCCTGGCCCTCGACCAGCCCCGGCTGCCACAGGAAGGCGCCGTCGGTGGTCTTGAACTTGCGGATGCGCGCCAGCGTGTCCGAATTCATCACCCAGCAGGCGCCGCCGCGATAGGGCGCGCGCAGGCTGTGGACCAGTTCGACCAGCTTGTCCTGCGGGTTCGACGCCGCAAAGCCGCCCGCCGCGCCGGAGGCGACGAACTGCAGCGTCCCGAACGCCCGCGCGCTGTCCGCCTCGTTCGTCGCCGCGTAGGACAGGAAGCCCTTGGGCCGGTTCGTCCCGTTGCCGGACACGAAGGCCGCACCCTCGGCGACCGCGAACTCACGCGCGATCTCGTCGGCCAGCCAGTCCTCGACATTGAACATCGCATCGTCGAGCATCGCCTGGCTCGCCGCCGGATTGGCGTAAAGCTCGCCCGACGGCGGCGCGATCTCGGCGAAGCTGCGCGTCCCGGTCCCGGGCCGCGCGTCGGTTTCGCCGACCCATCCCGCGCCGGTCGATCCGGTCGCGATCAGCTTGCGATAGCCGCTCGTCCCCGTCTGCACGACCGTCGCGATGCCGCGGATCGGCGACAGCGATTTCAGCGTCGCCGCGATCGCCCCGTCGATCTCGCGCGGCACGGCATAGCCGCCCTCGCCGCCCGACGCCCCCGACAGGCTCTTCATCCCGGTCCCCGCGTCGATCCCGCGCCGCAGATAGCGGTCGACGAAGGCGTCGCGCGCCGGATCGGCCGCCTTCGCCCCGTCGAGCGGCAGCCGCGCCGCCGCGACCGCCTGCGCGTCGACCTGCGCCTTGAGCGCCGCGACCGACGCCTTCAACTCGTCGACCGCTTCCGCCGCCAGCACCGCATCGAACGCTCCCTCGAGCGCGTCCGCCTTCATCTCCATCTCGTCCATGCGTTTCACTCCTTCCATGAATCCACCGCGATCACCCGCGCCAGCGGCTGCATCGGCTGCGCGACGAGGCTGATCTCGGCCAGGTCGAGCGCCAGCAGTTCGCGCGGGTTCGCGCCCCGCGCGCCGCGCACCCGATATCCGAACGACAGCCCGGTCAGCGCCCCGCGCGCGACCAGCGCCGCCGCGGTCGGGTGCGTCACCCTCGCGACGACGCGCAGCCCGCGCGCATCCTCCGCCAGCATCTCGATCGTGCCGACGAGCGCGCCCGGCCGGTGCTGCCACAGTAGCGGCACCGCGCGCCCCGCGCGCAGGCTCGCCGCGAAGGCCCCGGCGCGCACCACGTCACCGCCGCGGTCGACGCGGTCGAACACCGACGCATAGCCCGCGAACCGTATCCCCCCCTCCCGCAGGCGGGAGGCGGCCGGGGGGTGGGCCTGTCGAACGATCGCACCCCTCACCGCAGCAGCCCCGGCAGCCCCAGCTTCATCGCCAGCCCCACCAGCAGCAGCGCCAGCAGGCCGCGCGCCGCCCAGTCGACCGCCGCCTTCCACGCACTCGTCTTGGCGTCGCGCCACGCGCCGAGCAGCTGGCGCAGGTCGCCGATGTCGTCGCGCGCCGCCGCGTCGGCGAGCCCCAGCCGCGCCAGCGCCCGCCGCGCGCCCAGTTCGCTCGCCTCCTCGACCACCGCGCGCAGCAGCGCCGCGTCGGGCGCGCGCGTCCCAGCCAGCGCGATCAGCCGCGCCAGCGCCTCTTCCTCGTCCATGTCGTATCTCCGGCTAGTCGACGCCCAACAGCGCCTTCTTCTCGGCCGCGGTCAGCCAGTCGGCCCCCGACACCTCGCGCCACAGCGCCATGCGGTCGGCGGCCAGCGCCGGCACCCGGTCCATGTCGACGCGCAGCTCGGCGCCGCCGAACCAGCCCGCCAGCCCCTGCGACACCGCGCCCAATATCTTCGCGCACAGCGGCAGCACGGTCAGCCGCCACAGCGCGCGATTGGCCTCGCGATAATTGGCATAGGTCGCATCGCCGGGCAGCCCGAGCAGCATCGGCGGCACCCCGAACGCCATCGCGATCTCGCGCGCCGCGCTGTGCTTCAGCTCCAGGAAATCCATGTCGGCGGGCGACAGCGACAGCGCCTGCCACTTCAGCCCGCCCTCGAGCAACAGCGGCCGCCCGGCGTTCGTCCCGCCGGCAAAGCTTTCGGCCAGCTCCTCGCGCAGCCGGTCGACCTGCTCGGCCGACAGCGGCATCCCCTTGTCGCCCGGATCGTGGATCAGCGCCCCCGACGGCCGCGCCGCATTGCCCAGCAGCGCCGCATTCCATTTCGCCGCCGCATTATGCGCCGCGATCGCCCCCTGCGCCGCTGCCAGGCAGCCCGCGCCATAATGATCGTCGAGCGGGTGCAGCGCCTTGACATGCACCACCGCCGGCCGCCCCGCGCCGTCCTCGGCGGGCAGCACCGCGGCGCATCCGCCCGCCTTGTAGCGATAGGCGACCGGCCAGCCGCGCCCGTCGGCCTCGACCGTCACCCGGTCGGGGCGCAGCGCGAACAGCTCGGCGGGCGCGCCCGCGCCGTCGGTCAATATCTGCACATAGCCGTTGCCGTGGAGCAGTAGCTGCGACGCCAGCGTCTCGACCAGCCCCTGCCCGCCCGATGTCGCGGTGACCAGCGCCAGCAGCGCCGGGTCGCCCGCCGCGATCGGCGCCGCCCCCGCCGCCTCGGCGACCAGCCGCACCGACCGCTGGACGATCGCATTGCCCAGATAGCCTTCGCGCACCTGCGCCTCCCACGACAGCGGCGCCGGCGCGCTCCACGTCCCATACACACGCGACAAGGCGGGCCGCACCGTCGACGATGCGGCCTTGCGGCCAAACCAGTTCATGCTTGTCTCCTCGATGGGCCAGCCGCCACACCGCAAGCCCCACTCTCTCCCCTTCAGGGGAGAGATACGCAGGCTTGCGAGCTTGCTCGCTAGCCGAAGTTGAGAGGGGCCGGCGTGCGTGACTCCCCCTCTCCCAACCCTCTCCCCTGAAGAGGAGAGGGCTTTGATCAAACCCTGCGCACCCCCGGCGCGCGCCCTTTCCTCATCCGTTCCAGCAGTTCCGCCAGCGCCCACACGCACGCATCGGCCCGGTCCGGCGAACCGCCCGGCCCGGCGTAGCCGCCACCGGTCTGGAACCCGCAAAGCTGGTCCTCCAGCGCCGGGAACGCCCCCGCATGCACCACCTGCCCGCGCTCATAGGCGAGCGCGACCGGCTCCGCGCGGCGCGCCTTGCCGATGCTCGCGTGGACCGTGGCGACCGGCAGCGCGACATCGGCCTGCGCCAGCGTCGCCGCGACCATCTCGCCGCCCATATTGCTTTCCGCGACCACCCGGTCGGCGCCCCAGCGCGCCGCCACGGCGGCCACCGCCTGCGCCCAGACATGCGGCGGCGGGGTCTCGACGCTCGCATCCTCGACCACCGCCAGCCGCCCGTCGCGCAGCAGCGCCGCGACGACGATCCCGCACGCATCGCCGGTCGACGTCGCGGGCGGATCGACGCCGATCACGACGCGCCGCGGCTTGCCCAGTCCATCCGGATCGACGCGGCAGCGTTCGATCAGCGCGCGCGTCCACAGCGCGCCCTCGACATCCTCGACCAGCTCGCCGTCCAGTTCCTGCCGCCCCAGCCGCGTTCCGCCATAGACCGCCTGCATCGCCTCGACGAAATTCGACGGCAGATAGGCGTTCTGGTGCGTGCCGCCGACCGTTTCGGCGAACCCCGGCAGCGCACGGATCGTCCGCATCAGCGCGGTCGGGCGCGGCGTCGTGGTGATCAGGATGCGCGGCCGGTCGCCCAGCCGCATCCCCAGCACCAGATTGTCCCACGCGGTCGCGCCCCGGTGCCATTTCGCCAGCTCGTCGCACCACGCGACATGATGCTCGGGCCCGCGCAGATTCTCCGGCGCCGCCGCCGAATAGAGCGTCGCGACCGCGCCGTTGCCGAAATGCAGCTCGCGAACCCCGTCGCGCCAGTCGGGGCTTTCATGCCCGCGCGCGACCGCCAGCAGCCCGCTCGCCCCCTCGATCATCACGCGCCGTCCGTCGATCTCGTTCGCCGCGACCAGCGCGATGCGCGCGCCCGGCATCGTGCGCGCGCACTCGCTGATCCATTCCGCCCCGGCGCGCGTCTTGCCGAAGCCGCGCCCGGCGCGGATCATCCAGATGCGCCAGTCGCCCGGCGGCTCGCATTGCCCCTCCTGCGCCCAGCCGTGCCAGCGCTCGAGCAGTTCGCGGCGCTGGCCCCAGGTCAATCCCCGCATCACGAAGCGCAGGTCGCGCGGCGACAGCGCGGACAATTTCTCGAGCACGTCGCCGACGACGTCGCGATGCGCCTGCCCCATCCGCCGATCCTCCCTCACCGCTCCCCGACAGGGAAAGAAATGACCCGCCATGAAACGCGATCCCCTCCCGCCAACGAGAGGAGAAACCGGGCGGCAAGACGCCTGCCCGTTCCGTTCTGCCCCGACAGAAGGGAGATCATGGCGATTGCAAACAGGCGCCGGCCTTGGGTCGAAGCCCCCTGCTTCCGCACTTCGTCATGCTGGAACGCGTTGGCAATCATCCCTTTCCGGCAACGAACCGTTCCCCGGCGGAAGCCGGGGCCCACGCGGGGCAGCATCCAGCCATCCGGACCCCGGCGTCCGCCGGGGACCAGGCCCCTATCCCTCCGGCGCCAGCCCGCGCTGTCGGCGCAGGATGGCGAGCCGCTTCAGGATCGCGGCGTCGGTTTCCTCGGACGTCGGCATCCGCTTGTCGGGCCGCAGCGTCCGCGCCCGGCCGCCGCGGACCGACGCCTGGTGCCGGCCGAGCAGGCTGATCGCCTGGTCGACCGTCATCGGCGCGATCACGCGCCCTTCGTCCCCGCCTTTCGCGGTGTCCGGTTCCGTCGCGGCGCCCTCCTTCGCCGCGCGCGCCGCCCTTGCGCCTTTTTCGTCCGCGCTGCCCCGACCGGGCTCGCCGCCTTCGCGGCTCCCGGCAACGGCCGCGCCCGGCCTGCCCTCGACAAGCGCCAGCGCCGCCTGCACCAGCCCCATTTCCAGACGCTGATATCCGGCCGTCAACGCCTCCTGCCACGCCGCGGCGAACGCCTCGTCGCGCGCGCGCAGCCGATAGACCGTCGAACAGACCAGCCCCGCCTGCGCGGCCGACCATGTCACGTTGCAGCTTTCCGCCAGATGGGAAAGGAACGTCTCGCACTGGCGCGTCGAAAGGGCCGTGCGCGGCGCCTTCGCCCGCATCAGCCGGCGACGATTGCCGGCCCGCACCACCTGTTCCAT